CACAATCTTCCCCTTCCGAAACAGGGTACTATTGATCTCCGCCAGTTCAGAATCCACCATCGTCTTCTCGACATTAAGGGGGAGCCCTATCTTAAAACTATTGTCACGAACGGCATCGAGCAGCATGACCTCACCCGCACGGGGTTCCTTGATCAAGCCGTCATCGCCGTTAATTTTAAGCCGAATAGAGCGATACTCCTCGAGGCCAATCCTTCCGAGATCCATCAAAGAGCCAAGGGCCATGTCAATATTCGTTTTGTTAATGATGCAGAGCATCGGAAATGACATAACGGAACCCATGGGCTGACCGGATTCGGCGAGACCGCCATCGAAGCGGAGTTCTCCCAAGACATCGAGACACTTCTCCTCCTCTTCGCTCAAGCCGCAACTCTTGCGCTTGAGCACATCCACCAGTATCTGTACGTACCGGGACTTGATCCTGTCGGTAGCTTGCGAATAATCTATAGATACGTAATCGCCGCCACCATTCAGATTTTGAATGTGCTCGTCACGGGGGTCACCGACCAGAAGCCAGTCCCGTTTGCGGAGCCTTGAATAAAGAGAATGGTGTAAAGGAGTTAGAATCCTCGTGTTATATTCGGAATAAAGAGTGACGACCCGGGGTTTGCCCTTCGACCACACTAATTTCGGACTACACTCATCTGAAAACTCCTCCACAACCCAATTTCCGCCTTCGACGCGGCGGTGATTCAAAGTGGCATTACCGCTGGGAATGAAAGGAGTGCGTCTGTCGTCCCATCGATCAGGGACGTTCATAGAAACACACTTTTCAAACAAAGCGAGATGCTCCTCATCATAATCAACCGAGGCCATTCGATCCCGTTTCCACTCCTCAATCTTGTCGTCGTCGAATCGGCTGCAAAACCGACAGACATCAAAATCGACCTTGGAAATGGTCTTGAAACTCAGTTCCCAAGAAACAGGGAGCTGAGCATCGAAACAGGACCTCACAGAACCGCGGAGCTCGGAACATTGGATCCCCCCCCGGGGCCAGTGAGAGCGACGAAGGCCCATCTTCTCGTACCACCTAACGAGAGTCCGGGCCTTACCATCCAACACTTTAGTGCGCGAGCAACAGTCAGTGGGAGCCTTTTCTAACACCGCATAAGGGTTAGAATCGGCGACTGCAGGCGTAATTGACGCGCACATCTCAATCTCATCCTCCTCCTCAAAGTCGACGAACTCTAA